CCGATGTCGTTTAATATCAATACTTAACTGGGGTGAGTATCAACAAAGTGAACAAGTAATTGAACAACAAGTGAACAACAAGCGAACACTAAACAAGAATGTTAAGAATATAAAGAATATATATATACATCAATTTGAAGAGTTCTGGGATTTATATGATAAGAAATTATCAAGACCTAAAGCAGAAAGTGCATATAGGTCTGCTATGAAAAAAACTGATCATGATACCATCATGTCTGCATTGAAAGAACAGAAGAAATTATGGGCCGGGCGAGATAAGGCATATGTTAAACATCCTACTACTTGGTTGAATCAAGAATGTTGGAATGATGAGTTGGAAGATTTGAAACCAGCAAAGGAAAAGCCATCAAAGCAAATATTTCAAAAAACACCATCTGGATTGTATAAAGCTTGGTGTATGAAATGTGGCAATAAATTATTACCTAATGAATATCAATTAAGGCAATCTAGTGATTGTTGTGGTGTTGAGATGTTACCAGAGAATCCAAAGATTGATAATACTCAAGAAAAAAAGAACATGGAGAAGATATATGAAAGTTTGGCAATGGGCAGATAAAGAAAAAAGAATACTACCAAAGAGGGATGAGAATGTGGGAGTGGCTGAATCAAGACAAGCAGATAAGTATATAAAGTTTTGCAATAAGTGCAGACAATGTTGGGAGTTTGATAGAGACAGGGTTTATATGAGTAAAGACAAAAGAACTGGTACTAATATATTGTATTATCAAGACTTCCCAAATCGAGGCAAGGAAGTCGTAATATGTAAAAGATGCGGAGGTAAATGATGGTATGTCCACATTGCGGAAGTGGAGTAATAATCAAGAAAGGTATATCATATACTAAATACAAGCCAATATCACAAAGATATATATGCAAAGAGTGCAAGAGGCAATTCAATGCTAGTAATGATGACAATCATTCAGACCTTCCAAGAATATTATTAATGGATATTGAGACTAGCCTGTATCATTTTGTAGGCTGGGGAACATACAAACAATACATACAACACCATCAAATCACAAAGCATCAATATTGTTTATCTTGGGCCGCCAAATGGTTATTTGATAAAAATGTACAGGGCGATATTGTTACAACTGAAGAGGCTTTTGAAAGAGATGATAAAAGAATATTGAAATCAATCTGGAAGTTGTTAGATGAGGCTGAAATTGTTATTGGTCACAATGTAGAAAGATTTGATTTAAGAAAGTTAAACTGGAGATTTAAATCAGTAGGACTTATGCCACCAACTCCATACCGGGTTATCGATACTTTAAAAGTATCTAGGAGAGAGTTTTTTGCACCATCATACAAGCAAGATTTTCTCACAAAGTATTTCAAACTTCAAAACAAATTAGAAACAGAGTTTGAATTATGGGTTGATTGCGAGGCTGGTATTCCAGATGCATTAAATAAGATGATGGATTACAATAAGCATGATGTAATAGGATTGGAGCAGTTATATCTTGAGATACGACCTTATATGAGAAATCATCCAAATCTGGGAGTATTATTGGATGATGATGTATGTCCTAATTGCGGTTCATATGAACTTGAGACAACATCAAGCGTATATTTTACAACAGCCAATAAATACCCAGTATTGCGATGTGGTAACTGCAAAACTCCATATATAAGACAGACTAAAAATTCAAATACGATACAAACCAATTATAGGAGTGTACCGAAATGATTGCCTCACAAACGCCTCTTTTTATTATTTTTGTAAAAGAAGATTTTAAATAAAGAGGATGACAGCAATGCTTGAAGATCCGAAAGGTAGAGATTGTTATGAATTGGTTGGCTACCAAGTGAGGCAAAATTTTAACATAAAGGGAGTAATATGAAATACTGGATAGAATCACTACAAGAGAATGCATTTGATGTGTTCATTGTAACAATCGTAATCGTATCAATTATCGCATATCATTATTTGCAAAGATGGTACATCAATCAAAAGATAGATGAGTTAAAGAAGTTAATGATGGATATTTATGATGAGGTAATATCGTGATTATGTTTGATATAGCAGAATGGGTAGCAAATGTACTGATATTGGGTATCGGAATATTCTTTTGGGTACTTGCTATGGGAATGACTTTTTTAATAATAACAGAACTAATAGAAAAAATTAAACAATAAGGGGAATGTATGAGAATACCACTTTGGTCGGAGTTAAAAGAACTTAAAAAAAAGAACCAAGGCACAGAGACAGAGATACAATGGTTAATAGATTGGAAACATAAAACAGAAAAAAAGATAGAACTAATAGAAAGAATATTGAATCAAGGATTAGAGGGTAAATTGACAAAGAAAAGAATGATAGCCACTATTAAACATATTCTAACTACTTAATATATACCAAAGGAATAAAATGCAACCACATACCAAACCCTGTGAAATGTGCGGAAAATCAGAAGATGAGTATGAGAGACAAAAACTAGAGAGAGAGATAAAAAAGAAAGAAATGATAGCTTTTATTATTGGCAGAAGGTCAGTACAGAAATTCAGTAAAAGAGAAAATGAGATATTTGATGCATACTTTGACCTAGGGATAAGAGACTTCCAAAAAATAGCAGACAATTTTGGAATCAAAGCATACTCGGTAGAGACCTACTATGACCGGGCAATGGATAAACTTCTTAATATGGATTTTGAACTATGATAGATATTCCAATCAAGCATTGGATAAAACTCAAATCATGGAATGAAGTTAAAAAATATAACTTTGGCAAAAGAGGATATGCAGATGGGAATCAAGAAGAACAGTATACTGGAATACTTGGTCAGAATGTTGTATGTGATTATTACAATAAACCTATGGCTAGTGGTAAAGATGGCTTTGATGGTGGAGTCGATCTTTGCCTTAAAGGAAAACGAATAGATGTTAAGACAATGGGAAGGAAAGGCCCGGTAAGACTAGGATATACAAATAACTTCCTAGCGGCTCAAGATGGATACAATACAGATATATACTTATTCTGTTCAATAAACAAAACCAATTCAATACTCACCATGTGCGGATGGGTAACACAAGAGCAATTCAAGAATCGCAGAGTATTCCATAAAGAAGGTTCTATAAGGGTGAGAAGAGATGGAACAGCTATCAAGGTCAAATCAAACCTCTATGAGATAGACAATGATATGTTAAATCCAATGTTTATATCCTATACCTTAAAAGAGGAATATATATAGTATGCACTTTCCTCTTTTTATTCCTTGCTTACTTTCTAAAATTTTGTAGTATATCTATATTTAATATAAATAATCACTTATAAAGCAATAAACTCGGATTTTGTAGTGGAATCCTTGTATATATAGAGGCGTGTTCAAGCCTCACTCGCAAAGAAAACGACAGATTATAGATTGAAATTGAAGGCGATAGACAGGAATTGGACATTGTTGTCCGGGCAACTAAACTTATGAAAGTACAAGAATACAAACCAGATGATCTGATAATGGCAGAGTATAACCCTCGCCAACTCACCAAAGAGCAACACGCTCAATTAAAAGATTCCATACAAAGATTCGGCCTAGTAGATCCCTTGATTGTAAACAAAAACAAAGATAGGGATAATATACTTGTTGGAGGTCATCAAAGGTTAAGAATAGCAAAAGAATTAGGGATGAAAAAGATTCCATGTGTTGAGGTTGATCTATCCCTAGACCAAGAAAAAGAATTGAATATAAGACTCAATAAGAATGTTGGTGGGTGGGATTATGATTCATTAGCAAACTATTTCGATGTAGGTGAGTTGATGGATTGGGGATTCACAGACGATGAACTGCAATTTTATGAAGAAGAACCAGAGCAAGGGTTAATAGATGATGATGAGATCCCAGAAGTAGAAGAAGCCATAACAAAGCATGGCGATTTATGGATGCTTGGAGAGCATCGCTTATTATGTGGGGATGCAACGAAGAAAGAAGATGTTGATTTATTGATGGATGGTAACAAAGCTGATATGGTGTTTACTGATCCGCCTTATGGGATGAATTTAGATGCAGAGGGATTTGATAAGATGCCTACTGCAAAAGGTACAAAGCATCATAGTTACAGTAAAATTATAGGAGATGATAAAGATTTTAACCCATCATTCTTTTTAAATTATTTTGATTATTGCAAAGAACAGTTTTGGTGGGGTGGAGATTATTATGCTAAATATTTACCTAAAGATGGCTCATACATAGTTTGGGATAAAAGAGCAGAGGGTGGTATGGATAAAATGTTTGGCTCATCATTTGAATTGTGTTGGAGTAAATTAAAGCATAAAAGAGAAATAGCTAGAGTTCTTTGGGCGGGATATTTTGGAATGGGGGGTGAAGATACAAAGCAAAGAGTTCATCCTACACAAAAACCAATAGATTTAGTAATATGGTTCTTTGATAAATATAAAGGTGATAATGTTGTTGATCTCTTTCTTGGTTCTGGTTCAACCTTAATAGCCTGTGAAAAAACTAATCGTAAATGTTATGGGATGGAACTTGATCCGCATTACTGTGATGTAATAGTTAAAAGATGGGAAGAGTTTACTGGTAATAAAGCAGAAAGGGTTGAGCGTGTTGAAGGCTGATAAACAATCAAAGTTCAACCGAATTGATAACCTAAAAGGTAAAGGATGGAAGAAAGGTCAATCTGGCAATCCTAAAGGTAGACCAAAGAAAGGTGAGGCGTGGGCAGATGTTGCAAATCAATTACTTGATTCCAATGAAATAGATATAACAATGAAGATGAGTAATGGCAAGGTAAAGAACTTAAACCTTGAGGCAGATAAATCATTTCGCCATGCTGTTATTATAGGACAAATAAAACAGGCTATGGATGGGAATGTACAAGCCGCCAGAGAATTAGCAGATAGAACAGAAGGGAAGAGTAGGGAGCGTAGAGAAGTTAGTTATAAGACTGAACCTATTAGAATATTAAGTATTGATTGATTGGAATATAGATACAAACAGGAAAGAGATTGTAAATCATCCAGCCAAGCGAAAGGTTTTGGTTGCTGGTCGAAGGTTTGGAAAATCTCATTTATCTTTGATATGGTTACTAACAAAAGAAATCAAATCTGGAGAGAGGCGATGGATTATTACACCAACCTACAGACAAGGAAAGGCCACTACTTGGAAGTTAATGAGGCAACTGTTTAGAGAATATGATTGCCAAATTAACGAATCAGAACTTACTGTTAAGCTACCAAATGAATCAGAGATTGCGATTAGAGGTGCAGAACAAGAAAACAATTTACGAGGTGCTGGTTTAGATATGGTTGTTATGGAAGAATATAGCTACATCAAACCTCATGTATGGGATGAGATTATCTATCCTATGCTAACAACTACAGATGGCGAGGCGTTCTTTATTGGTACACCAAATGGATATGACCATCTCTATGATGCTTATTTAAGAGGGCAAGGAAACGATAAGGATTGGAAGTCTTGGCAATTCACAACAGTTGATGGTGGTTATGTACCACAAGAAGAGATAGAGAAAGCCAAGAGTATGATGGATGAGAGGGCATTTAAAACAGAGTTCCTTGCATCCTTTGAAACAACAGGAAACAGAGCCGCCTATAATTTTGATAGAAATACCCATGTGAAGAAAGCAGAGCAACTATCGAACAACTTATTCTGGGGAATGGATTTCAATGTTGATTACATGAGTGCTGTATTAGGCTGTGAGTTCTCCGATGGTACGATTCACTACTTTGATGAGATAAGGCAAACCAATTCAAATACAGAAGAGATGGCGAAGGCTATGAAGATGATTGCACCGAATGTACCAATATATCCAGATAGTGCTGGTTCAGCTAGATCAACAACATCGCATAGGTCAGACCATCAGATATTAAGAGATTATGGATTTCATGTAATAGCAAAGAAAGCAAATCCTCCAATCATTGATAGATTGAATGCATTGAATAGAATGTTAAAAGATGCCAAAAGCAAAGTAAGAATGACAGTTGATTCAAAGTGTATTCATTTAATAAAAGATTTAGAGCAAGTACAGAGAAGCAGAGATGGTAAGATAGATAAGAGCGATATAGCATTAACTCATATGCTCGATGCCTGTAGTTATTACATTGCATACAGGCATCCTATCATCAGCAGAATCCCGACATCGGTGGAGTGGTAAATGAAATATTATGATATGATAACGATACCAGACTTGGGGAGCAAGGCAGTATTTGAAAGCATCAAGAATGCTGAAGATATTGTATTAAAGGATGAGTATAAGCGTAGGCAAATGGGAATTGATTTCTATTACAACAGGGATATCAAGAGATATGTTCAAGATTACTTTCCCGGTACTTCCCTATCACAGATTCCTGTTCTTGAGTTGGGTAAGATTGTATCTAGGTTTGCAAGGGCAAGAATGATGCTGTATAAATCTCCAGCTAAAAGATTTGTAGGTGGGGAGTTAGCAGAAGAATATCTATCCTATACACATCATCTTAATTCATCATCTAGGATTGCAAGTGAGTTGGCTTGGCTATTAGGTACGATACATATCAAATCGGTATGGAATGACAGAAAGCAAAAGATTGAATACCACATCCTTCCTAATGTACGAGAGTATTATTACGATGGTGAAATGGAGCCATATGGCTATTCATATGAGCGTGGTAAGAATGCAAGAGGTGATAGAGAGTTCGTATTCTGGAGTGAGGCCAGAGATGGTGAACCGGGAATGCATTTTCTTTATGATATCAATGGTAGAGTATATCCGATACAAGGGAATCCAGAGATGATAAATCCCTATCAAAACAATCCTATATCTCGCATCATGTTTCCCTACGATGCAATGGATGTTACAGTAGCATCACTTCATTCTAGCATAGCTTTTACAGAGGTAATGTTGGCTACTCGGTATCAGATGGGTTCTCCTGTTATTACAGGGATAGACCAAGAAGTTCCAAATCTCAAATGGGGAGTAGATAGATTAATATCATTACCAGAGGGGAGTAATATGTCATTCGTAGCACCTCCCTCGAATATCAACCAGATGATAAGTGGTGTAAAAGAATTATTAAATGTTACTGGTCAGAATCATGCTTTATCTATACGCTGGGGTGAACAAGGCCAGATTCCAAGTGGACAAGCCTTGAAGATTCTAAATATGGAGAACCTAGAATCAAGGGAATCTGACATACCTATGTTCCAAGACTTTGAAGAAGAAAGATATATGATAGATAGGAACATCATAGAAGTTCATACTGGTAAAGCATTGGATGAATCCTTTGCAGTTGATTTCTCTGAATCTGATTATCCAGAAGAATGGAATGTACAGAAGGATCGTTTGCAGTTCATGTTGGATAATGGCTTAATGGATAAGAAAGAATTATACAGAGAGTTCAACAAAGATATAACTAATGAA